GGCTCTTATGCCTGCAGAGACTTCAGCTCAGATTTCAAATTCAACCAATGGCATTGAACCACCTCGCTCACTTGTTTCAATCAAGCAGTCGAAGGATGGGGTACTCAAGCAGGTTGTACCTGAAATCAATCGTCTGAAAAATAAATATGAACTTCTTTGGGACCAAGAGTCTCCGGTCGGCTATATAAAGATAATGGCTGGTCTACAAAAGTTTATTGACCAGTCAATTTCGACCAATACTTCATACAATCCTAAATTTTATCCTGATGGTAAAATCCCAATGTCTGAAATGTTACAGCATCAACTTATGATGTATCGCTACGGAATCAAGACGGGATACTATTTCAATACTGCAGATGGTGCAGGGGAAATTGACTTAAAGGATCTTGAGCAAGGTGAACTAGACCAAGAAGATTGTGATAGTTGTACAATCTGATGTACAATTACAATTACAGTTCTGATTACGATATGCTCGGTGTGACCATTGAAGCAACAGTGTCTGAGATTAAATATAGCTTCAGACAGTTAGCTAAGGTGTACCACCCAGATAATCAAGAAACAGGTAATGAAGCTAAGTTCAAATTACTAAACGCTGCGTATGAAAGAGTACTTAATAATAAACCAGAGACGGAAAGAGCACAAAAACCCGCCCCGAAACCAACACCACAGCGTGAAGACTTGAGTCGATATAATGGTAAAGATAGATACTTTAGAGTACTGCAAGGGAGAGACAACGAGTACGCTGTTGGATTCCCTGGTCAGGTGATGAAAGATGATGTGGTATGGCACTTTATGTTAGGGTTTGACCAGTTTAATGTCTTTATAGATAAAGAAATAACACTTCCTACAACATTAACTGTTAATTATAATAACAAGTCATTAAACATTAGAATTGTAGAGACACGCGATTATTAAAAGAGATATATAGCGGAGGAGAATGTTATGAGTGAAATGCATCCAATGGGTAGTGATAGAATAAAACTCCATAGCGATGAGTGGAGAGATTTGAATGAATCTTACAAGGTGCTTTCATATTATCGTCGTGACCCTAACTCAACAGCCGTAGAACTAGAACTAGAAACATACTCAGGTGATATCCAAAAGAGGGTTGTACCTCATCATTGGATCGAATGGGTATTCGGAGAAGAATAATTGTCAGTTTTTAATACCGTAATTAAAAAATCCCATTTAGACCGTACATGCTTTTTCGACGATGCAGTAGAAGTCGCGCGTTATGATAAGGTAAAATATCCTGCATTTGAAAAGCTTACTGAGAAGCAATTATCATTCTTTTGGAGACCAGAGGAGTTTGAGCTTTCGAGAGATTCGAAAGACTTTAAAGCTCTATCAGAACATGAAAAACATATTTTTACATCCAATCTCAAGCGCCAAATATTACTTGACAGTGTACAGGGCCGAGCTCCATCTCTGGCTTTTCTTCCAATATGTTCGCTACCTGAGCTGGAAACCTGGATCCAAACTTGGGCGTTTAGTGAAACGATTCATTCCCGTTCATACACTCATATCATTCGTAACGTCTATTCTGACCCTTCCAGAGTTTTTGATGGGCTACTGGACATCCAGGAAATCGTAGACTGCGCTGGAAGTATCAGTAAGTATTATGATGATTTAATTCAACACAATCAACGTGTTATATTTAATGGTCAATATAATAAAGTTATGAAAGAACAGCTCAAAGAAGCTGAAGAATACAATCACAAGAAAGCTCTTTGGCTTTGCTTGAACGCTGTTAATGCACTTGAAGGTGTTCGCTTCTACGTCTCATTCGCTTGTTCTTGGAATTTTGCAGAACTAAAGAAAATGGAAGGCAACGCAAAGATAATCAAAGCGATTGCTCGTGATGAAAACGTTCACTTAGCTTCAACGCAGCAAATGCTCAAGATTCTTCCTAAAGAGGACCCTGACTTCGCTAAGATTCAAGAAGAATGCCGTGATGAGTGTATCGCTATTTTCCAAGAAGTAGTTGACCAAGAAAAGGCATGGGCAGCATATCTGTTTGCAGATGGCTCTATGATTGGACTCAACGAAAAGCTTCTATGTGATTATGTTGAGTGGATTGCAAACAAGCGCATGAGCGCTGTAGGATTACCGATGCTATTTGCAGGTGGTTCAAATCCTCTTCCGTGGACTCAAAAGTGGATTGCTGGTTCTGATGTGCAAGTAGCACCTCAAGAGACTGAAATTTCATCGTATATTATTGGTGGCGTCAATCAAGACGTAACCACAGACACATTTAAAGGATTTAGTCTATAATGAAAGATTGGGTAGAATGCGAAGGATGCTGGGCTGAGTTCCGCGTCGTTTCTGAATCATTTGCAACCGTAGAATACTGTCCCTTTTGTGGCGACCCTGCATCGTTGAAAGATGATGAAGAGGAACCATACGAAGAGGACGAAGATTACGACGAGAAAGACTTATAAATACTCTACATAACAGTGGAGTTTATAATGAGTTGGTACTATAAGAATGATATACTTACGGATGATATGATTCCTGATAAAACACAGGGGTTCATATACATGCTAACGTATCAACCAACTGGTCAGAGATATATCGGCCGTAAACTTCTAACAAAAGCACACAGACGTCAACAGAATAAAAAGATCATTCGCTCTCGAGTCGAAAGTGATTGGAGAGATTATTGGTCGTCTTCGCCTGATATCAAGACAATTATCGAGAACGAAGGTACTGATAATTTTAAGCGAGAGGTATTAGTATTTGCTCAGAGTAAAGGGCAACTCAATTACCTCGAAGAAAAGTTTCTGTATACAGTCGGTGCATTAGAGTCCGTTGAATGGCTCAATAGTAATATCCGAGCAAAGATGTTCAAACGTAACATCATAAACAAGCTCGACATCGATGAAATCGAAACAATCCTCAAAGCACTAACCAAGTAAGGTCTCTATGAATTGGCACAACTACTCGAACACAAGCATTTAATTGTACGCGCAGAAGTCTTGAACCCACCAAAGGATCCAAGCAAAGCTGAATTATGGATGACAAATATGGTTAAGGCCATCGGAATGCAGGAACTAGCGCCAGCGCGTGCTATATATTCTGACATGGAAGGTAATCGTGGATTAACCTGCGATGTGCTTCTGAATACATCAAACGCCGTTATACATACATGGGACGAATGTTCACCAGGGCTGTTTATGCTGGATGTATTTACGTGCGGAGCAATGGACCCTGAGATTATCTTCGGGCTATTGAAAGAATTCGAACCAACGAAAATTGAATACATGTACTTAGATCGTCAGCATGGTCTGAAGATTATTGACATGGGTAATAAGTGAAGGACAAGCAACATGGGTAAAAAGAGAGCACGCAAGACGTATATTTCAAAGGGCACTGGCAGCAACGTCGCTAAGTCTACTTTGAAGCTTGTACGCGCTGGTCGTGATGAAGTTGATAAGGCTTTGAATACACTCAAAGCATGGCGTGCAGGTAAGAACCCTTGGGTTACTATTCCTGGAACGCAGAGCAATATGCGCTTTGTTAAAGTGCGTGCGAATAGCTATTGGGGTGACCCTCGTGGCCGTACCAATATCTTCAAGACGAAAGAAGATCAATGAGTACAATAGTTTATACAAAGACCAATTGTTCGTTCTGCGTTAAAGCTAAAGATTTGTTAACAAAAGAAAATATTGAGTATACTGAAATCTCACTCGACGATGAAGTTACTCGCGGCGTATTCCTGGAGCAGTTCCCGGGCGTTCGAACTGTACCTTATATTATTATAGATGATGAGAAAGTAGGAACTTATGACAACCTCGTTGAATATCTCAAGCAATCCAAATGATTGGACCTTAGAGCAAAAAAGAGAAACCATTGCTGCGATGCTTCGTAGAAATGATTGTATCGTAACCTTTACGAAAAAGGATGGTACAGAGCGTAAAATGAAATGCACCCTCAAAGAAGGCGTTGCAATCCCATACGAAAAGAAAACAGATCGTACACGTGAAGGAAGCGTGGAAATACTGCCTGTTTGGGACCTCGAAGCCAATGGCTGGCGTTCAATCAATGTGTCGACTATGCAGTCGCTCGAATTTTTACATATAGAGAATTAAAATATGGTATTTGCCCATGATAGCCTAGCAACCAATGCTATGGGCGGCACAGAGATAATGAAATTTGGTCTTGAAGCTCGCTTACCACGAGAACTCCTTGACCAGTTTCAAATCTTCGTATCGCGTATCGAAGAACCTTTCGATGAATCAAAATTAAGAATATATTGGCTACATGACCTTCCTGGCGACCCTGCTGCGGAGCATCTCAAGAACGGTGGATGGAATAAATTCCACAAGCTCGTATTTGCAACCAATTGGCAGATGCAAGCGTTCATTAATTACTATGGCATTCCATGGTCGAAGTGCGTCGTACTTCAGAACTGCATTGTTCCAATCCCAGAACATACTAAGCCAACGGATACTATTCGTTTAGCATATTGGTCGACGCCTCACCGCGGTCTCAATATTCTCGTACCAGTGTTCGATAAGCTCTGCGAAAAGTATGATAACATTGAGCTCGATGTGTATTCGTCATTCAAGCTTTATGGATGGGCTGAACGTGATGAGCAATTCAAATCTCTATTCGAGCAATGTGAAGCTCACCCGAAGATTAATTATCACGGTGCAATTCCTAATCAGAACCTGAGACTTGCGCTTGAGAACACTCACATTTTAGCATATCCATCGATTTGGCAGGAAACATCCTGTATTACGCTTATGGAAGCTATGTCAGCTGGATTAGCATGCGTTCACCCTAATTATGGTGCGCTTCCTGAAACATCTGCTGGTTGGACGTATATGTACCAATGGGATGAGGATTTAAACCGTCATGCTGGCGTATTCTATACAGCTCTCGATGGGGTCATTGAGAATCTCCAGTCAGAAGGTGTTCAGTCACGAGCTGCATCAGGTGCATCATATGCTAACGTATTCTATAATTGGGAATACCGTAAGCACGAATGGCATGCGCTTTTGAGTTCATTACTGAATGAATCGCGCGAGTTGCCTAAGGTATCCGGGAATGAGTTCGTATATCGTGTCCCTTAACAGTTGCCTTTTTATCGAAAAGTATCTATATTTAATTATAAATTAGAGAAGGATCGAAAATGGCTAAGGTAGCAATCAGTAAAAAGTTGACGACAAAGCCCAAAACGCAACGTCCGCGTGTTACGCGTTCTGCTGCAAAGTCTATCGACGACAAATATTATGGCCTTGAACCGCTCGACGTTTCAAAGCGTGGAATGA